ACATCGATAACAACAGCCGCACTAGGTATTACAGCAGCAGGCGTGACAATTACGTCTGCAACTGTAGCGTGTACTGGGGCAGTTACAGCGGCGTCTGTAGTTGCACCGATAATTACGTCAGGTTTGGCGACACTCGCAACACACACCCACGTTATTACAAGTGGCTCGTCAGCTGGCGTGACAGCGCCTGGTTTAGGTTAATAAGGAGTTTTAAATGTCTTGTGGTCCCGCAGAACTTGTAAAGGATTTATCAGCTAACGTTGAGCAATTACTCACTATTGCAGATACTGCATTAGTAGCGTTACCGTTTAAAATCGCATCCATTCCAGGATACGTGGAAGCGCAATTGCTGACTTCGTTGCAGTCAAAGATACAACTTTTAAATCAACTCTTGGCAAATCCTCTTGATGCACTAGGCGGTGTGATTCCAGGACTGCCGGCTGATATAAAAGGCTTTGTTGATGAATATGCTGGTGTCGCAGCAGGTGTTGTAGGTTCTGCATTATATTTGAAGAATCTTAAAGACAAATACGGCGATTTAGATGTTGATATTGATAATATCGTAGGCATTTTAAACGAAGCAGGAAATGATCTTGACAAGATATGTGAGATTGTTCCTAACATACAAAACATTGGTGGTGAGTTTGTACTGAAAGGCATTCCATTATCGATGCCAGAAATCAATGTAAAGCGTATTGCAGCAGAAGGTAAATTCCCAGATGTAGTTGGCAACTTCAAAGACGCTGCTAGGAATGTAGAAGTCGAGGTAGAGTTGGACCCAGATAAACAAGGATTCACTGTGAGCGAAGAACCTGGACAAGCATTTAGAATGAATGGCGTGCCTAGATTCGCTAGAAAACGAAACATCTCATTAGACGCACTCAAAGGCGGCAACCCGTTTGGCGCGTTGAAAGAAGGTGCTGGCGACAATTTATTTGGTGATATATTAGATAAAGTACAAGAAGGCTTAGACACTGTAGAAAGTACAGTAGATACCGTATCCGGCAACTAAAGGACATATAAATAACTATTATGGCTACAGCAAGAATATACTCAGATATAGATATGGATTTTGCAGCAAATCCTGTAACTCAGGATATCTACAAAAAAACTAATGTTGAAGCAGTGAAGCAAGCGTTAAAAAATATAATGCTTACCCCTTTTTATTCTAAGCCATTTGCACCAAATTATGGATCGCCTATTGCAGGGTTGTTGTTTGAACCAATGGACAACATTACAGCGAGTGCAATTGCTAATATAATCGATGAAACTATATCAAATTACGAGCCGAGAGTTAGGATCGACCAAGTAATAGTTTACCCTGACTTTAACAATAATTTGTATAAGATACAACTTGACTTTCATGTTTTGGGTGTGTCAGCACCACAGACATTTAGCACCTCTCTGAAGAGAGTTAGATAATTTTTTAGTGCATAAATAAAATCAAAAGAGATCAAACATGGCAACACGAAGTTTAACAGAACTAGATTTTGAAGGTATTAAAAACAATCTAAAATTGTACCTGCAAGATCAAACCGAGTTTCAAGACTATGATTTTGAAGCCTCTGGTATGGCTGTGTTGATTGATCTGCTGTCATACAACACACACTACAATGCTATGTTGGCACACATGACAGCTAATGAAGCATTTCTAGATTCTGCGGTAAAGAGGAATTCAGTAGCATCTATTGCTAAGACTATGGGATACACAGCAAGGTCAGCTAGAGCAGCAAGAGCTATCATAAATGTAACTATTGTACCATCTTCCTCATACGTTGGTAGCAATTTTACACTATCAAGAGATTCTATTTTTAAAAGTTCTGTTGACGGTAAAACATTAAACTATTACCCGAAAGAAGATTATGTTGCAGATAGGTCTTTATTAAATGGTGTAGAAGTATTCTCGTTCACAAATGTTGAGATTATAGAAGGGTCAAGAGTAATAAACTCTGAACTGGTAGAAAATACTAGTGTACAGGGACCAGTGCTGATGGCGAATCCTGATGTAGACACTACAACAACAAGAGTGCGTGTGCAAGCCTCGTTGACTGATGTTACATTGACAACATACAATTTTTCTGATAACATCATTTCAGTTAAAGGCGACAGTAAAGTATTTTTTATTGAAGAGGCTCTGAATGGTTACTATCAAGTAATATTTGGTGATGGTAATATTGGTAATAAGTTAACAGTAGGCAACGTTGTTAGAGTTGATTATATTGCAACAAACGCTGAAGCTGGTAACGGAGCAAAAGTCTTTCAACCCCCATCAGGTCTTACGGGTTCTGGCTCAACCACTACGATAACTTTAGTATCTCAGGCATCTGGTGGTGCATCACAAGAGTCTACGGATAGCATACGTTTTAGTGCTCCGAGATTTAATGCTACAAAGAATAGAGCAATCACATCAAACGATTATCAAAGTTTGATACTAGACAACAACCCAAATGTAAAATCGGTTGCTGTGTGGGGCGGAGAAAGAAACGTTCCCCCAATTTACGGCAAAGTATTTGTTTCATTGCAAGCAAAAGATGGTTTCATTATCACAGACGTTGATAAGGACAGAATCTTAAAAGATTTTATTGAGCCTAGACAGCCCATCTCCTTGTTGACCGAATTTGTAGATCCAGAGTTTACAAGCATCGGTATGGATGTGAATGTTGATTATGACTCAAAGAGAACTACATCAACATCAGGTGAGATAGCAACCATTGTAGACGATGAAATCACTAATTTCTTTGATACTACACTAAACACCCTAGATACTAATTTCTATTATTCATCATTGGCTACTGCACTTGTTAAAGCCGACAATTCAATTATTGGCGCGAATATTGCGCTTAGACTGAAAAAGACAGCAACTCCTGCTTTGAACATATCAACAAAATATCAATTTGACTTTAATAATAAGATCAATCCTTATGCATTGAACAGCAACAATTTCAGTGTAGATGTCAATGGTAAAGTTTATGAAGTTAAACTGGTTGATGTGCCAGACGCGACTGTTGTTGCTCCTGCATACAATGGTAGCGGAACAATTGCGCTGAAAACAATATCGGGTGACACCAAGGTTGTCGCAAATGCAGGCACTGTTAATTATGACACAGGTCTTGTTATTTTAAACGGCACAAAGATTACAGCTATCTCAGGAACGAACAATACAACACTGAGCGTGACAGTAACCCCACATGAAACATCGAAAGATATCAAAACTCAAATACTAGTTTCAACTACAGTGGAGTCATCTTCTGGGTCTGCCGTTATGCCACAACCATCTAAGAACGTCATACTGGTTTTAGATAACACTACGGGAGATATACCCAACAACGTGTTTTCTGGGGTGACGGTCAACGCAACTGCTAGGGTGTCTGATTACTAATGTCTAGAACAGGACCAAACTTTAAGCAGTATATTGAATCCATAGTAATCACTTCTGCGGGAAGTAATTATAGCAGTGTTAATCCACCCAGTATTTTTATAAGCGCGCCAACAGCTAGTAATACAGGGCAAGATAAAGTCCAGGCAGTGGCAACGGTTGCTATTTCAAACGGTGCAGTAGAAGTAGTAACCATAACTGAAGCAGGTGATGGGTATGATGTTACACCCACAGTAAAACTTGTAGGCATACTATCTACTGTCTCGTTTACAGCACAAGATGATTCTAACAGAGGCACGGGAACTTTTAATAATGTTGGCCAAGTAAGCTCTTCAGGAATAGGTACCGGTGCGCAGTTTAGAATAGTAGTAAATGCTAGTGGTCAAGTTACTGGTGCAACTGTCACTGCTGCGGGAACAGGATACGCAGAAGGCGACACGATCACAATCGCAGACACTTCTGTTGGTGGTGATGGATCAGCGGCTGATATAATACTCACAGCAGCGACTATAGCTAGTGGATCAGGCGCAGTATTAACACCTTCTATTTTTTATCTGAATAGACCACAATTATACTTTCACCAAAATTTTTCTTATATCTCAGAATACCAGATACCTGAATGGATACGAGATGAGTATCCAAAATTCTCTAATTTCATTACAACTTATTTCTCATTCTTAGATGCAGATTCAGATGTCACTACTGCAATAGGTGCATCGTCACAGTCACCAAATTATGTATTGCAAGAATTATTAGACAGATTTAGTGTATCACATTATCATGGTGATTTCTTAGAAACATTGTTGCAGCAATATGCACTAGACTTCCCTGACAGTAAAGAAATTGATACTCGTTTGTTGATTAAACGTATTCGTGATTTTTACACATCTAAAGGATCATCTGAAAGCATAAAGACTTTTTTCAGAATGATGTATGGGGAAGAAGTAGAAGTATTTAAACCTTCTGAGTATGTGCTTCGACCTTCTGATGGTATTTGGTCTAAGAAACTTGCAATTAAGGTAACGGAGAACGACGAGAGGGCAACTGATTACAATCCTCTAGATCTTCAGGCAAGAAAGGTAGATATTCATTATTACGAATCTACCGCATCTATAACAGTAAGAAAGAAATTTACAACTGCAATCACGCAGGCTAAAAAGATTGCATTTACTAATCCAGCAACGTATGAATTGGACTTGGATTTAGTCGCAGATACCGCAATACCTGGACCTGGTGTGTTAGGAGAACTAACTGCTGTCATCGGTGGTAAGATTGCAACTGTTGGTACAATTGGTGCAGCAGACGTTCTCAGAGCTGCCGGCAGTTATGATATCGATACTGGGTTTACTACATCGGGCAATGGAACTGGCGCACAATTTACAGTAGTAGTTAATGGATCCGGTGCTGCTACTATTACAGTAGATACTGTTGGCATTGACTATGCACCAGGGGAGACTATCACTATTCCTGATGCTATATTGGGAGGCGGCGGCGGTGCTGCACTGACGTTTAATGTTGCTACTATTACAGAAGGTGCAATTAAAAGTGTAACAATTGCTGATGCAGGTCAAGGTTACAGCGCAAATCCTGATGTCATTGTACTAGCGGATCCTACTGATACAATAACAACTGTCGCTACTATTGAAACTCGACTTACTAGCAACGTTATTTCAAGCATTGTAATATCTGAAGAAGGTCTTGGTTATAATACTGCACCAACTTTAGTATTGGATACTACACCTTATCGTTCATATATTTCATTTGAAAATGAGACTCTGGATCAAATAGAAAACAAAAGAGCATTCTTAGTTAGAGTATTAAATGCAACTGCTCTAAAAAGTAATACCGGTGCTGCGGACGGTGGGTTTAAAATTGGTCAAGTATTCAAGGTAGCTGAAGCTGGCAATGTATTGGGTGAATACGCTATTGATTATTTCTCTGAAGATTACACCCTAACAGGTGTGGATAATAATGCATATATACGAATCAGTACAATTGATACATCCAATTATCCGTTAACATTTGATATCATTGCAACAGGTGTATTATTTCAAAGACAGACATTTGATTTTACTTGCAACAGCGGGAATGGTGAAAGTGCTGTTATCACTTGTACAACAGGCTTCGCGCACACGTTCCCTGGTCAATTTAAAAATTCACAAGGATTTTTGTCTGACGCAAACCGCTTACAAGATAATAAAATCTATCAATCTTATTCATATCAGATACAATCGTCACAGCCTAAAGGTGTGTGGGGTGAGATATTAGATAGAATTGCAAATCCTTCAGGCATGGTTGCATTTTCTGATTTACAAATCTTGCACGATGTTAACGTTGGACTTAGTTTCAATATTAGACCGACAGCGTATGCTTTGTATGTCACGCCTACTATTGAGACGCCGGTGACTCAAGAGTTAGTAATACTGAGTTTTTCTCGACCAGTCTCTGATACTTTTGCGACACAGGATGATGAGGCTATTCTTGAGCCTGGACTAGTGAAGACAGAAACGGCTGAGATGGACGACACAAATGTTGATTTTGATGTCGAACTAAATAAGACAGAAACTGTTGATTTACCTGAAGTAGTTGGGAAAGCATTTAACAAGAACAATATCACAGAATCCATAACTTTCTCAGAAACCTTTGATACACTATTACAGATTCTTAGAAATCCAACAGAAGATCCGTTTACACAAGACGCAGCTATATTTGCAATTGGTTTGGTTAAAGCAGAGCAGCTTGAAATACAAGACGCTCCTTCATTGCAGCCAAACTTAATAAAGACTGAGAACCCAACAACTGGCGATGCATTGGATTCATTCGATGTAGGCAAACCGCTTGCTGATACAGCAGACTTTGTAGATCCTGCAATATTGCTTTTTGTAGCAACTAAAGCAGACAACTATGAAGTTTCTGATGCTGGAACGATTTATATGCAAAATTACGCTGGGGACTATTTTGCTGAGGACTATGTAGAAAGTTACTCAGGAGTATCATCTACTACTTTTTAACTGTATAAATAACTAAATAACATTTTACGAAAACGGAGAACAACCAAAAATGTTTAACTTAGAAAAAACCAGAGCGCAAGGTCAAGTTAAATTACAACTTATCTCGCCTGAAGGTACGATCAAAGATGAGCAAGTAGTGAGCAACCTTGTTGTTGACACTGGCCTAGATTACATCGCATCTAGAATGAAAGATGCAAGTGCAACTGCTATGTCTCATATGGAAGTTGGCACCGACAATACAGCAGCCGCTGCTGGCGACACTGCTTTGGGTGCAGCTATTGCTGCTTCAAGAGTGGCGCTCACAAGCACTACTGTAACATCGAATGCCATCGAATATATTGGTGACTTTCCTGCAGGTACTGGTACTGGCGCAATTGTAGAAGCGGGTGTACTTAACGCTTCTTCAGGTGGCACCCTTCTATGTAGGACAGTGTTTTCAGTGGTCAATAAAGGCGCTGATGATACGTTGAAGATCACGTGGACTGTCACTGTTTCTGACACCTAATAGGAGTTAGAATGACAATCTTAGTTAGAAGAACCGGTCGTCAACAGTTAGCTAGATCTTTTTTTAGAGATATACATAACGTAAACGATTATTTTTATGTTTTCGCATCCCGGGCACAAGCCTGGGATGACGATGCCTTGCCAGAAACACCGGTAGACTCACAGGCATATATGCAGCAATATAAGCGTGATATGCTTTTTGTGAAAAAAATCGGGGCAGCGGATACGGTTCTTTTGACTAAGAGATACGATTGGGTTACAGGCACGGTGTACGATCAATATGATGACAGTTATTCATCTGCATATCAATCGAATTCAGGTGCTACCAATTTAGCAGACGCTAATTTCTATGTGATGACAGATGATTTCAACGTATACAAATGTCTGAATAATAACGGCAATTCAGCTAGTACCGTTGAACCTACAGCAACAGGCACAGAAATATTTGAATTGAGCGACGGATACGTTTGGAAATTCATGTATCAAATAGGCGCGGCAGACAGAACTAAATTTTTATCGTCTGCGTTTATGCCCGTAAGAAAGGTTGCGGGAACAGGTAATCCTGCATTTGATGTTAACGGTGAAATTGATTCAATATCAGTCACTGCCGGCGGTTCTAGCTACACTAATGCAACGGTTGTTGTTACTGGTGACGGCACTGGAGCAACAGCAACTGCAACTATTACCGGCGACGCGGTGTCAGCGATAACTATAACATCAGCGGGAACGGGGTATTCGTTTGCGATTGTAAATATTACAAGTACAGATGGTACAGGCGCAACAGCTACTGCGGTTTTAGGATCTACTGAAACACCTTCATTGCAACAAGCAGTAGAGTCAACTGCGGTCTCCGGAACGCTTGATAGAGTACTGGTCACTGCCGGCGGTCAAGATTACATCCAAGGAGATGTAGTCGTATTGATTAACGGCGATGGCACTGGCGCAACTGGAAGTGCTACAGTAGATGCAGCAGGAACAGTCACAGGAGTCAACGTGACGAATCCAGGCTCGGGGTATACATTTGCTACTTTAACTTTAACGCAGACGGTAGGCAGTGGTACAGGCTGCACACTGCGAGCTATTGTAGGCCCATACGAAGGTCATGGGGGAAATCCTCCCAAAGAATTATTCGCAAGCAATGTAGGTATTACAACTTCATTGACAAGCACGAATGATGATATCATTATTGGTAACGAATTCAGACAGATTGGTCTGATCAAGAATATACAAAATTATGCTGAAGATGCATTGTTCACATTGTCTACCGGCACCCCGTGTTTTATTATAACAGTATCAAATCCATCTTCGTATAATCTAGATGACATAATTACTGTTGATAGTGGTGGTAGATTTAGGGTCATTCAGAAACTAGATACAAATAATGACGGTACCATCGAAACAGTATATTTACAAGAGATTCTCCCAGGTATAACTGTAGGCGGCTCTTTCAATAACGTAAATACGGGCGTTACCGGAATGACTATAAATAGTTTGACAAGTCCAGAGATGTCAGTACACTCAGGCGATGTGATGTACATTGACAACCGAAAACCTATTACTAGAGACGCAGATCAAGTCGAAACTGTAAAAGTAATATTCAATTTTTAAGGCGAAGAAAAAATGGCATTGAATCTAAACACAGGTCCATATTATGACGACTTTGACGCTACCAAGAATTTTAACCGAATTCTTTTTAAGCCTGGATTCGCTGTACAAGCAAGAGAATTAACTCAACTACAGAGTATCTTACAGAATCAAATTGCTCGTTTTGGTGAGCATATATTTGTTGACGGTTCTCCTGTACTCGGCTGCAAAGACGTTCTGCAAAAATATCCATTCGTAAAGATTGACGATTTGGACAATAGCTCTGTTGCAGTTTCAAATTCTACTTTAGCAGACTATATTGGCGACACTGTTACCGGCGGCACAAGCGGCGTAAAAGCTGTAATCAAAAAAGTTTTGACTGGTGACGATACAGATGTCTCTTTGAAAAAGACCTTGTACTTAGCATATGTAGAAGGTTCCTCATCTACAACTGAAACGCGATTCGGTGCTAGTGAAGTGCTTACCGTATCATCATCTGATGGTGGTCGAAATGGCGATACCTTTGTCGTTGATTCAAACAAAAGCCTAGAACGCGCAAAGCATTTCAGAGGCGACTCTACACACTTTTCGGTTGACGCTGGGCTAATATATTTCGGCGGTAAGTTCATTGAGCATGCAACGCAAGACGTTCTAGTTAGTAAATTTGGTGACCCAGTTAATGGATTTGTCGGTGTATTAATTAAAGAAGCAATCGTCAACTCAGGTGATGACAACACGCTGTTAGATCCAGCATCTGGCACATTCAACTTCAGTGCTCCTGGTGCAGACAGATATAAGGTCTACACTGAACTGGTGTTCAGATCTGATACTGATACAATCGAGGATACTTTTGTAAGTCTTTCTCGCATTGTAGACGGTAAAAAATCTACATCTGTTGTAGAAGATGACTTGTCTATCTACAACTTGATCGGCGACAGATTAGCAGAAAGGACATATTTAGAAAGTGGACATTACACAAGCAAAAACTTTCAAGTCTCTGTAAGAGAGCATTTAAACGATCTAACCGCTGAAAATGACGGCTTACTTGAAACAGCTAGAGGTGGATCAGCTTCACACATTGCTGTAGGTGTTGCAGATGGTAAAGCGGTTGTTCGCGGAAGAACACATGAACTTATCGCTCCTACTTACTTGAAGGTTAGAAAAGGTAAGGACTTCATACTGCAAGAGTCTATTACAACATCAACTGTTTACGGAAACTATATTCGCGTAAACAACCTTGCAGGTGAATGGGACATTTCTACAGGAAGTCAGATAAATTTTGGTGATGCTGCACTAGATGCAAACATGAACACTGATGGTGTTCTTACTGTTGACACAATCTCAGCCGCAGATACTCTAAGATTAAAAGGCACTTATTTAATTGAGCCTGGCGCATACACAACACAGAATAGTGGTATTGATGCAAAATTCTTGATCACTATCAGTGCTGCTGGTGCGGCTACAGTACAAATAATTGAAGGTGGTAGTGGCTTCATAGTTGATGAAACTATCACTGTGCCTGACAGCAGATTGGGTTCTGGCGGCGGCGCATCGCTTACTTTCGATGTGTTAACTACAGGTTCTAGTAGAGCAAACACATATGGAGCGGTTGCAGCCCCAAGTAATATTATTGGTAGTGCTAGAGTGCGACATATCACAAGAGAAAGTGGCACACCAGGCGCACCTGAAGCAGTATATCGCTTGTACTTATACAGCATCAATATGAGCGGCGGTGCTTTAGCGAACATTAAATCGGTTTACTTTGATTCAGCTACAAGCAACTTTAATGGTGCGGGCGATGTGTTGTTTGACAACAACAGTGGCTCTCCGTTAATCTTCAATCAATTGCAGAATCAAATGTTGTTCCCAATGCCAGCAAGGGCAATGAAGACAATTGAAGTTGACCCTATCAACACATACGACAACAATTTCACATTCCAGAAAGAATTTACTGTGACTTTTGCTACTAATGGCACCTCTACTCTAAGTGTGAGCGGTACAGAAACGTTCCCATATTCATCGACACCGTCTCAGACACAAATTGATGATGAATTCATCATGGTGTTTAAAGAGGCAGTTACTGTTGATGGAACAGCATATGCTGCTGGTCAGATTTTTGATTTGCAATCATCGCATTTTACAAGTACATCTGCAACAGCTATCGCTTTAGATATCGGCACAACATTAAGTAACACTGCGGACGCAAAGTTTTATATTAAAGTAAAACAGACTGATACTACCCCAGTACCTCTTACTGCTAATAAGAGCAAGTATGTGAAGATCGATACTGCAACAAACGCAGGTGGTTCAACAGGTCCTTGGAACTTAGGTATCTGCAACGTATACGATATTGAAGGTGTTTTTGTTGGTAGCTCATACGATGATACTACAACAGATTACAAAGAATTATTCAAATCGACTACTGGTCAGACTGATAACCTGTATACACACTCACAATTGATCAAGACTGGCAACTTAGACACATCAAGCAAAAGTATTCTTGTTAAGTTAAGCTACTTGGAGCCCAACTACGCTGCAAGTCAATCAACATACTTTGTAGTAGACTCGTATCCAGCAGATGAATTGACTGCGGTCACTCCTTCGTTCTACACATATCAAATTCCTATGCACACATTGCGAGGAAAGCGAAGAGTAGATCTACGAGATGCAATCGATTTCAGACCATACATTGATAACACGGCAGCTGATTCTAGCACCATTGGGGGAGCTACTGAAAACCCTGCAATTGGAAATGATATCAGAACAGTCAGCGGTGGGTATCAATTTCCAATGCCTAGGGAGACTTATGCAACTGACGGCGAATACTGGGAGGGAAGAGTTGATAGAATTTTGATGTCAGATGATGGTAACATTACTAACGTTGAGGGGCGTCCTGCTCCTAATCCAACAGCACCTATCTTTAATCCTGGTAGCATGTTGATTGCAGATTTGGTCATTCCGCCTTATCCATCACTTCCGTATTCATTAGCTAAGAAACAATCTAGACTTGATTTAGCATGCCGAATTGACGTAAAACAAAACAGACGTTTTACAATGCAAGATATTGCAGCGATTGAAAAGCGAATTGGTAGATTAGAATACTACGCTTCATTGAACTTCCTAGAGTCTGCAACTGCAAGTAAAAATATACCAGATGCAAACGGCTTAGATAGATTCAAGAATGGATTCTTTGTAGATAGTTTTAGTAACCACGATCTGATGAACGTAAACGATGCCGACTTAAACTTTGGTATCAATGATATGTTACACGAAGGTGGTCCTACTATATTAGAGCATAGCATTGACTTGGAGTACAATTCAGGGTCATCTGCAAATGTTCAAGTTACAGGTAACCTTATTACACTGCCATACACACAAGTAGAATACAGCAAAAACAATGCTGCATCTAAGCCAAGAAATTGCGTAGGTGAATTGCTATTTAATTACAATGGCGATATGAAAGTATTTCCTACATCTGACACATCTTCGGATAAGGATGTATCTCCTGAGCCAGTAAATATCAGACTGAAAGGTTCTGCTACTGCGCTAGTAAATGCATTTGATAACTTAGGAACAGCAGGTGTAACTAGATCCACTATCACAATGGGTAGCGCATCTGATACAACTCAGAGTGATACTTCAACATCTAGTTCCTCGTCTACTTTTGTTACACAGGAAGTTGAAGCAGAAACACAGACATTGAGAGATGGTCAGTCTACGGCAGACACTGTATTACGAACCACAGATATCGAATATGTTGATACTACTACCACAACGATAGACAGTGAATTGACTGTTACCAGTAGAGACATTTCGCAGTTTACGGAAATTCTTGGTGTAAATACAAACGCTAACTTATCTGACTTTGAAGAAGGTTCATTCACAGCAGTCAGGGACATTTCATTCAGCGAGTTTATCAGACAGCGAACTATCTTTGTTGAAGCTACTCGGTTAATGCCTAACACAAGATTTTATGTATTTTTTGATGGTGCGCTTGAAGGCGATAGAATCACAGGAACAACTGCGGCGAAAGTCAGACAGATTCCAACAGCATTCTTTGATGGTCTCACGGCAGCACAGAAGAGACGCTCTTACAGTGCAGTTACAAGCGCAGGTGTTTGGACAAATGGCTATGTAGAGTCTGATTCTACTGGTAGAATAGTAGCGCAGATCCGCATACCACCTAACAGATATCGCGTAGGCAATAAGTTAATTGTACTCAGTAATGATATTAAAAATAGAAATGGTTTTGTGACATCATCTGCTGCGTCTGAATATTCCTCATTTGTAAATACAACAATTGAATCTTCCAGGCTCAACTTGAGTACTGTTAGACCAAATATTACAATGGGCTTTCAAGCAGCAAATCCGCCCTCGCGAGTAGTTGGATCGGTTACGACAGGTGTAAGGTTAAATGCTTCACTCAATCAAACTACCAACACTACGGCTAATACGATTAACGAATCGCTTGAAACTATACCCGGTGCCCCAGTCGCAGTTGCGCCGGCAGCAGAGCAACCCCCGGTTACTCCAGATCCCGTTGACCCGCCCACTACTGAGGTGCCGGTAGAGGTGGTAACAGAAGCAGAGGATGCGGGCTTTACGCTTCCGGACGATTTTGTTTTTGATTGGACAGACTTTCAACTCAATATTGGAATTGGTGATATCGGTATGACCGGCGCAGACCCACTCGCACAGACATTCAACATTACGAATGGACATGGTATATTTGCAAGCAGCATTGATGTCTTCTTTAAGACAAAATCTGCTACTAATGGCATAACTCTACAAATAAGAGAAGTCGTTAACGGATATCCTGGAAGCAGCATCGTACCATACGGTTCTGTATTCAAGACGGCTGCTAATGTAAACATTTCAGAAGATGCAACAACGGCAACAACGTTCACGTTTGACTCTCCAGTGTATTTAGGATCTGGTAAAGAGTATTGCTTTGTGTTGATGCCCCAAGCGAATGACCCAGGATATGAAGCATGGGTATCAGAATTAGGACAGAATCAGTTAGGAACAACAGAACGCATACAGGCAGGAGATTCTTCAGTGGGTGTTTTGTTTGTATCTTCAAACAATAGAACTTGGAACGCGATTCAAGCAGAAGATGTTAAGTACAGTTTAAAGAGAGCTAGTTTCAGTAAACTCGGCGGGAAAGCTGTCTTCAATAACGAAGACTTTGATTACTGGACTTTGAAAGACTTCACAACTGGATTCTTTAGCAACATTGATGCTATTCACCAGTTTGATGTTACGATAGCGGGCGGTGGTTCAGGATATGTCGTAGATGATGTCGTTACTTTGAATTCTTTCGGTAACGGCACAGGGGCAACTTTGATTGTTACCACTGTAAACTCAGGTGCAATTACCGGGGTGAAAGCTGGATTGATGGGAACAAACTACACTGCAAATGGTTCAGCCGTTGCACAGGCGTCTACAGATGGTAGTGGTACTGGTGCTACATTCAATATCACTACAAACACTGCGAGTGTGGTTGAATTTAAGAATAAGTTTACAACTTGTACGGTAGATATTGATTCTGGGTCATTTGCTGTTGGTGATGTTGTTGGTACTGGGTCTTCTCAGGCAACAATCGACACGATCAACAATAAGACATACAATAGAATCGCCCACAACTTCACAGACTTGACTCCTGCTAACAGCAGATTAGACTACAGTTTTTACGGCACAGGGTCAGCAGCATCGGCAGCTGGTACTGTAGAAACTAAGATTGGTAGAGCAGAAGAAGCATTCACTCCCTCAGAGTATGCAGTTTTCTCTAGATCAAATGAAATAACTGGGTTAACTGGGCAAGCTAAATCTTTTAAAACTGAGGCGATCTTTACATCACCAAACAACTTTATATCACCGGTAATTGACTTGTCAAGAGCGACATATCAACTAGAAGCCAATGTTATTAACAATGATTCTACAAATGAAGATGATAGAAATAGTGGTGATGCTACTTGTAAGTACATCTCTAAGATTGTACAATTAAACAAAGAGAATCAATCTGAAGATATGCGCGTGTACTTAGATCAACGTATACCGGTAGAAGGTAGCATTGAAGTCTACGCGAAATTCAGAGCAACAGAAGATGACGCGAAATTTAGAGATGATTTGTATTGGGTACAGATGGCAACATCATCTGACGCAGTATCATCTCCGAATAAGTTTGTAGAAACGGTCTACACTCTTCCGTTGCGAGGATCTAATAATGTAGGACTTGGTGGTTCTGACAATGATGTATTAGAATACATTATTAAGCGTGTAAGTAGTACAACAATTACTGCTGGTGGTTCAGGATACACAAGTGCTCCTACTGTAACGTTCTCTGGTGGAGGTGCTTGGAAACAGGCAACAGGCGTTGCTCAGATTTCAGGTGGTGCTGTCACAGGTATAATAGTAACTGATCCTGGTAGAGGATATGCAAGTGCTCCTACTATAACATTAACTGGAGGTGGTGGCACAAGTGCAACAGCTACAGCGGCAGTATCTACTATTACTTACACTAGATTTAATGATTTTGCAATTAAGATTGTATTGAAATCTTCAAACTCTTCTTCGGTTCCCGCAGTTAAGAACCTACGAGGAATTGCATTACAGGCATAAGTATGAGTATAGAACATAAATATCAACAACAAGGTGGCGGTGTGTTTATTAGTAACGATGACGAAGGCCTTAAACAGTATAAGATGAAAAAAAAGCAGGCTAAGCGCGTAGACGAGATTTCATCCGATATAAATAGTTTGAAATCTGAACTAACTGCAATAAAAGAAGCACTCAAATTTTTAATAGAGAAAAATTAGGAAAAAATAAATGTCAACCTTAACTACAAGAGCAGGTAAAGGCAGTCCACTTACTAACACAGAAGTAGACAATAACTTTACCAACTTAAATACCGATAAGTATGAAGCGTCTGATGACATTAGTGTGGGTGCCGTTACATATACGGGCAATTTCGTTGCAGGAATGAATGCATCTGTAACTGCCGCTGGTACCGTACAAGGCGACGCAACTGCTCTGACTAAGACTTACAACTTAGTTCAATCTGCATCAGCTAACCAAGGAGTCAAGCTCCCAGATGCAGCAGCAGGCCTTAAAGTGACGGTGTATAATTCAACTGCCAATGATATTAAAATATATCCCGCAACAAGCGAATCAATCGATGGTGGCTCATTAAACGCTCCCGTAGTACTCAGACCGGGTAATGTGTTTGACGCAATTGCTACTGGTGCAACTTCTTGGGAGCAAATCACAGCAGATCTTACTGATTTAGATGTAACTTCGGTTACAACTAGTGGCGATTTGACTGTAGGCGGCTTTGAGCAAAGCGGTGTGACACCCGCACTAAGTTCAGCGGGATCTTCTCAAGGTGACGCTACTCAAATAGCTGAAACTATTACTGTAGTAACCACAGTATCAGCAGATACTACAGGTGTCAAACTTCCGGTTGCAGTAGCAGGAAGAACGGTAACTGTATTTAACTCTACGGCAACTGACTGTAAACTGTATCCAAATTCTTCGGATACTATTAACGGTGGTTCAGCTAATGCAGCAATCACGTTGCCAGCAAATACTTCTTACACACTTTCTTGTAAAGATGCTACTGATTGGCGTGTGCATAGACCATTAGCAGTATATGATTCAAGTGGCACACTCTTAAACTAAAAGGTTAAAAAATGGCTGGTCCCTTAAAAATAAAGACAGCGGATATCACTTCAGGTGATACTATCGAAGGATTACAAGAGCTATCTGCGTCCGAACTAAAAGATTATACCGCAAATATAATCACGACTGCATTTGCAGGAACTGCTGGTGTCGGTTCAATTGAAGTGACTTCAGCAGACGGATCTCTAACTACGAATTTTTCTAGTATTGGCACATTTACTAATAGGGTCAGAGTAGAGAATGTAGGAGATCACCCAGCAGTAGGCACAACAACTACAGAAGTATATACTTTTGGTCAAAACGATAGTACCGCTACAGACAATAAAACATTCACACCGCTTAGAATAAACAGTAACGGTGAGGTAGCAGAGTCTACGGACAGTGAGATCGACTCAGAGATTATAGATGAACTAATCGATGCAATGATAACCGATGATGCGAATACTGCTGGACAATATTGGTTAGCGGCAACGGCTCCTGCAGGGGGCACATGGGTAAATCGTGGGCAAGTTGATGATACTCAAACAGATGGAACAACTGTAACAAAGTATCTTTGGCAAAAGACCGCTGCAACAACAGTGCCCTCATCCGCAACAAACAGAACTCTTATTAAATTTGCTGATGATGGTGTAGTAGAGGCAACTGATGCTGAACTACAATCATTGACAAATAGATTTAGAAATAGGATTATTTCAAATAATATTGGTACTTATGAAGTAGTATCTTCCGCTCCAGGTACAGGAACTTGGCAGCAGAAAGGTGAGACTCTTACAGACCAATTAAAAACTATAACTGATGTAACTTACACTGGTGGATACACCGGCGCTTTCACTGGCTCGTATACTGCTGCATACACAGGCTCATATATTGGAACATATAACCGAGCATATGCAGGAACCTATTCACGAGGATTTACAGGCGCGTATACTGGTTATTATACCGGTGCGTATACTGGATACTTTACTGGTTCGTACACAGGCTATTATACTGGCTACTACACTGGTTCATATTCTGGTGCGTACACTCTATTCTACGGGGGATCAGTCGGCGGGTATTTCACTGGTGCATATGCAGGCACCTATGCTGGTGCTTATGCCGGTACATACTCTGGTAGCTATAGTCAGAACTTTTCGGGTGCATATGCTGGAACATATTCGGGATCATATACCGGTGCATTTACCGGATCATATACTGCTGCATATTCAGGTGCCTATGCTGGAACATATAACCAAGCATACGCGGGCACCTACTCGCAAAGTTTCACTGGCACTTATGTAGGTGCCACTGTTCAGGCGACATCCTCAACACAAGAGTCTAAGAAACTGTTCCTACGAATCGCATAAATAATTGTATAATTATAAAACAAGTGGAGTTATATTATGGAAAAATATAGAAATCCTATCTGGCAGGATAAAAAGAGAAGACATCTTGTATGTGAAATGCTGCAAGGCAATGGCGAGTATTCAGTAGCGCATGTTATTGCTGGACCTGAAAGTGAAGGCGGAGTCAATCAAGACTATGATGCTATCGTTGAACAATTTGGTATCGAGGGCTTAGATCAAAGAACTCAGATCCATAAAGATGGTCAAAAGAAGCAGCAAGCCAGGCGAAGAGAACAAGAAGAACAAAAGTTCCAACGTCAAAAGCAAGAGATTCTTTTCAACATGAAGCTAGAGATCTTTGAAATTGATTTAGTCAAGAAGTCCAAGAACAAAGAACTCAAAAAACTTATCCGAAAAGCCAAGTCTCCTATTGAGGCACAAGCATATGCTACTATTCTGATGCAATCAGAGTATGCCGCAGATGTTGAATAACGGCTACATCTATGTCGCTTCAGTAAACAAATCTTACTACTACGCAGCAAAGAAGTCTGCCGAGTCTCTGTTAGACTTTTATCCTGAAGCAAAGATAACTTTAGCAACGCACGAATGGTGGGTTGAAGAAGAAGACTATGAGATATTCGACACAATCATTACAGAAGATGTGCCGAAAAATATCAGAGCAAAACTATGGGCACTATCAAAAACTCCATACGATAGAACCTTATACATAGACGCGGACACAATAATTGAATCAGAAGATATTGCGGACGTGTTTGATTTCTGTGATGACCACGATATAGTCTTCACGCGCAATCGCCCATACAACGCTAAGATTACTAAACTTTCTGATACCGAAGAAATGATTTGGCACTGTGGTCTTTTTGTTTATAAGAGTAATGAACATACTTTTAAATTAATGGATGCTTGGTACGAGCAGTATATGAAACAACTCGAACCTGATTGGAACTCTGATCCTTATCCGTGGGAAGTTAGACGCTGGGATACATTCTCAATGTGGTATCTGTTGAACAAGACAAAGTATAAAGACATTATAAATGTAGGTGAGTTTCCTAAGCCTGATGCAAGATGGAATTTTGTTATAGGGTATTTTGACAAAGAGTTAGAAGATACTGAACGTGTGATTTTTCATTACACGATACCTAAAAGTGATTTAGAACGTAATGAAGATATTAGAAAAAATTAATCCAGAATTAATTGAGATCTTAGAACCATATATGCAATGGTTCTTTGATACGGACTATGAGAATCTACCAGTACATAAGAACGGAGACTGGATAGCACACAACTCAGAGACTGCATCAGCAAGAAAATACTTGCAAGAAGTTATGAGTGATGCATTACATAAAGGTCCTCCTGAGTTATCTAAAATACG